AAATATACTAAATAATTGTCAAATTAAGTTTATCAGCCACCCAATTATATATCCAAGTGTTGATTGCCATTGCAGGTTGATTTCCCCAGTCAATATAATCCTGACCATCTATTGTTAGATTTCCTTGAGCAATAGATTGTGAATCTATATCATATATCTGCCATAGGTTTGTAGCAGATGATTCGTAATTATCATAAATTCCTGTAACACTAAATTGTGTTCCTTGCTTTTGTTCTCCGTTTACCCAAATGTTTATCGGTTGTATTTGTTTCATATTATTTTATTTTATGCAGATGTTATAGTTTCCCAAGCAGTAGTATAAACACAAAGCTTATTTAAAGTAGTATCATAAACAACAAGTCCAGCGGCGGGTGTTCCTATTGCATTTTTTTGTGTTGTTGTCATTCTTGGTGGAAGAAACCCTTGTGTTGTAGATGATACATTAAGTAAAGCAGATGTATTTTCTGTTGTTGTACCTAAAAGCAGACGCCCATTTTTTGTAAATAAGGCATTAGCACCACTATAATCTCCTTGAGTAGAACTTAAACCATTTCCTATAACAAATGCACCTTCATAATCAAATTTAATTTTCCTATTTACTGAAAAGGCACCTGAACCTGAAGCTGCACCATAATATATAATTTGACCATCAATAAATTGCACTATATTACTATAACCTGTTGCAGTTCTTATAAAACCTGTTCCGGGAGCATAACTTGCATTGTCAGCAATCCAAGCATTATTTAATGCATAAGGTTGTATTTGTATTGTTCCAAATCTAACTTGATAATTGCTTAAATTGTGATTAGGTATATCTAAAGCACAAGTAGGTGTTGTGGTTCCTATTCCTAATCTACTATTGGTATTATCCCAAAACATCCCTGAACCAAATGTTATATTACTTGCAAATCCCTTAGATGCTGCAAATGTAATATTATCACTAAATAAAGAAGTTCCATTTACACTTAAAATATTTGTTCCTTCAGTTGTAGTTCCTAAAAGTAATCTTCCATTTTTTGTAAATAATGCAGTTGCGCCTGAATAAGAACCAATTGAATTGTTAAGAGAATTTCCTATTAAAAAAGCACCATCATAATCAAATCTAAATTTAATATTAGAACTAAAAGTACCTGTTCCTGATGCTGCACCGTGAAAAGCTACAGTACCTTGATAAAATTGGAAACCCATTGCAAACCCTGTGGTTGTTCTTGTAAAAGCTGCATTATAATAAGCATTGTCAAATAAAAATCCATTATTTAATCCAAAAGATTGTATTTGAAATGTTCCAACTCTAAATTGAATATTATTAGTACTATTAGCAGGAATATCAAGTGTACAAGTAGGTGTTGTAGTTCCAATCCCCAATCTATTATTAGTATCATCCCAAAATAAGTTAGCATTGTCTTGCTGAAGAACACCACTTGTTCCTGCAAATAAAACACTACCTGCGGTTGCACTTGTAATGCTTCCACCGATAGACATACTTCCACCTGCAGGTGCTGCCCACGTTCCATCTGCTCTCAAAAAGTTGGTAGTACCTCCACCACTTGCAGGGGCAAGACCTTTTAATGATGATGTAAATGTATCAAGCAAAGTAGTTGCCTGTGTGCCTGTTAGTGTTTCTATGTTTCCTGTTCCTGCCGTTACCCTTCCGTGAAAAGTTCCTGTTGCAATCTGAGCCAACATTGCATTAGTAACTTTATTTGTTCCTATTGCAGTTGTTATTGCAGTAGTTCCTGTTCCGCTAATATCCCCACTTAAAGTGATTGATTGATTACCTGTTATATAAGTGCTATTATCATAAGTGATAGTAGTGCCACTTGCCTTAACAAAGCCTGTTCCATTTAATTGTGCTTGTGCTGCTCCCCAACTAACCGCAGTTCCATTAGTAGTTAAAAACTTACCACTATTCCCTGTTTGTGAAGGTATAGGAGTTGGTACTGCAATGGTCAAAGTTTTACCTGTTGCAGATGTAGTTGCTAATCCTGTTCCAACAACATTCAAAGTATCTGTCGCAGTTGTAGAACTTGCCGTGCCTGTTGTACCATTTACAAACCCAAATGAATTAGATGGTGTTGTACCACCTCCTGTTGGATTATTAATACCTCCATTTAGTTGGATAGTATCAAGCCTATATGTAGCTGCTGCGTTTTGTGTTCCTATCCTTATAGTAGTAAATGCGTTATTAGTAAATTTTAGATTAGTATTATTAAATGGAATGGTAATAACTTGATATACACCTGCTAAATTTCTATTAAAGCCTACATTATTAGTTGCACCTATTTGGAATAGGTTAGAAACATTATTACTACCATTTTGAAACCTAATGCTAAGTATTGTATTAGATGTTAAAGCACTATTTAGCCTAATAGCAAAAGATATACTTTTATAATTTGAAATATCTAAAGGTACTGCTTTACTGAAATTTAAAAAAACAAACCCTGCTCCCATTGTAACAAGAATACATTTTGTAAATGTATTTGGAAATGTAGTGTTGTTATAATCAACCGAAGATGCCGATTGAGTAAATGTTTTAGTCCAAGTTTCTACATTCTCATCATATATTAAATCTCTTGTAACATTATTAGGAGTAGTTGCACCTGCATTAATTGTAACATTTGTTAAACCCAATGTAGTTGCAGTATCTCCTTCAGGCTCAACAGGATTTGAAGCAGGTGTGCCTTGAATAACCTCAACTTGTCCACTTGTATTAACTGCAAAAACATCAATACGAGGGTTTGTAGGGTCTGCTGCTGCAAGTGTCTTTGTAGTAAATGGGCTTGAATACCTAATTCCGTTTAAAATATAAGTACAAGCAGAGATATTAAATATTAATCCTGTGCCTGTCCAAGTAACAATGCCTCCACTTATAACACCATCTCCTGTAACACCTGAAACTCCACTATAAGTAGTTGTCTTTAATTGACCTGTTTCAGCATCTCCAATAAGAATTAAATCATCCTGTTGTGGATTAAGATTTGTAGCTAACTGATTAATCTTTTTTGAATACATTATGTAGGTATTTGACAACGATTATTAATAGAAGGTAACACTAAACTTATTGATGCTTTAACTCCTGCTAAAACATCTGGCTCACTCTCAACAAATAAAATCATTGGAATACTATCTCCAACAATCCACTCATTTGCATTATTTCTTATCTGTGCAACAATATCTTGTGCCGTTAATATTTGGTCTGACATCACTTCCAACTCCTCTGTATTCTCTATCTGCCTATCCATAAAGTAAATACCAAAAGTATATTGAATCTGTTTAGCAGATATGCTTACATCCTCAATATTAAAAAACATTGCAGGATAAGTAACCTCTCCTTGCGAAAGATGGTCATACACATCCCCATACAACACAAAATTAATTTGTGGGTGCAGGTTTCCGTAGTCCGTTATTTGCTTTACGATATTATTTAATGTCATACTATGCGTAAATAAATGGTGTGTTATTTTTATTTTTACCTGTTAACTTCATACTTAAACTTACTCTTTTAATGTTTAATGATTCAGCAGCTTCTTTTATACATAAATAATAAATACCATTTTGAGTATTTAATATAAGTTTAGCCATTGGATGATTTCCATTTTTATATTTATCTTTTCTTGCATTACTAAATTTAAGTAATGTTTCTTTTGTATATTTTCTATTTTTTGCTATTTCTGAAAATTTATTTCTTAATTCTGTTGAATAAATTGTTGGCTTATCATCACTTTTAGGTAAAATTAAATTTAACCCACCTTTATCAGAAATACTATTATATAAAATACCATATTTTCTTTCTAAAGATAATCTTTCATTTGGTTCACATTCACATATTATTTCAAAAGAATGATTTTCAAAACCATATTTTTCAAATGACCTATGCAGCAAAATTTGTTTTTTAGAATGACCATTTTTATAGAAACAATACCTTCCTTCTATATCAACAGATGAACCAATATAAACTCTATTATTTGGTGAAACAAACTTATATACTCCGCACGTTTTTTTCATTCTTCTTTTCCTTTATTGGTTTAGTGTCATTTTTTTTACTTAAATAAACCTTTAACTTTTTTTGATTTTTGATATTAGCCTCTTTACTCATTAACAACAATTTGGATTATTGCCTTGATATTTTTCTTCGTATGTTTTAAAATCTCCGCAACATCCTGCATCTCCTAACCAGATAGAAGCATTGTAAGCATCTCTCTCTGGCTTTATAGCATCAATACCACTTCCATAATTAGAATATAAAGGATAATCAACAATGTTCTGCCTTAAATATTTAATCAATCTTTGCTTATAAAATTCTGCCCTTGCTTTATAACGATTTGCCACGTCAATCATATCTTGCATAGAAGGATATTCGCTAT